TGGTTCACCATCTAAAGGCAAAAAGCGGTACTTGCCAGACAAGGCGTGGGACTCATTGTCACCATCAGAAAAGGCTGCTACAAACAAAGCAAAGGCCGAGGGAAACCGCAAAGGCAAGCAGTACGTAGACCAGCCTAAGAGCATCGCCAAGAAGACTGCTAAGCACCGAAAGGGGGAATGACTATGTGCAAGGAATGTGGATGCGGACTCAACAACCCAAAGGCCCCCGGTTTCGGTAAGGGACCAAAGGGTGGCAAGAAGAGGGAAGCCGCCAAGAAGGCTCCGGCCAAGAAGAAGAAGTGAAGTAAGTCTTAGTCAGTAGTTACTGATGCAAAGCTTAGAGCCACCCTTTCGGGTGGCTCTTCGCTTAGGGGGATTAAGTTGTGTGTCTCCAAAACCAACCAACTTCTTGGTTGTTATGTTGACTTCAGATTACCACTGCTTCTGGGACTCGACAACCAGATCCATGATCTTTTTTAGAAGTGCATGGTTTGCGTTGAACCCGATCTCGGTACCGTCACTTAGAAGTACGATAATAGAACCGATTGTAACTTCCTTATCGGAAGCAGACAGCATATTTACAGCGTCCTCTTTTGACTTAGGGTCAAAACCCTTGTCCTTAGCCATACGCTTAACAAGCGCGGCTGGCATCATCTCCAGAGTTTCACGCTCATACTGGGTGTCCCCGATGTCGGGCATCTCATCTTCGACCACTAGTTCTGACTCCTCCTTGGCTGAATCATCATCAAGGATGATCGGAACAAGCCCGTTAGTTAGTTCAAGTGTTGGTAGGCGAAGGTCAATTGCCTGTGACGCGACACCCACTGAGTAGGTTTCTTTTTCCTGGTCCCATAGAACCAGGGCCATGCCCTCAACTTCTCGGTTCTTAAGGGTGCTCAAAATCTGAGCGTCTACATCGTCAACGACAGTAACCGATGTTGCTTTTGAAGCAAGGGCTTTCGGTACCGCCTTCACACCGTCTTTTGCAACGATTGAAAATGACGCATCGTTGTCAATTACCCAGTCGTACACTGCCTCAAGGCCATCAGTCACCTTTCCGTACCACGGTACGATGAACATCGGCTCAAGACCAATGTCATTAAGTGACGCTTCGATTACCTTGCGGGATGCTGATCCCGACCCAATAACTCCGTACGCTTCGCGCATGGTTCTCCTTTACCGCAGGCTCTTTCTGTGGGCCATATCCCCAGAGAGTGTTGCCAAGCGTAGCGCCGAGTGGGTAGCTCCCGCAACAGTAGCGACAGCCAATCCCGACAAGGCTATGTCGTCTAGTCCGATCAGGAGTGCTGCCCCGTAACTAAGGACAATGCTTGCGATCAACTTTACCCATGGCATTGGTTCCTTGGGCAGCAAGGAGTCGATTAGCTGAATAGTTTTGTATACCGCAAGTCCGGCGATTAGTAGTTCCATAGATCAAAGCTTACTCATAATGGGGTGAGCGGACCAATCGGAAAAGTTCCGATAAGGTCAAGACCCGGAATAACGTTCCAGTTAAGACTCCAGATGGGTGTTGCGACGTTGTTGGGGTCATTACTGTATACAGGGTTTGCATACGATATCTGTTTTACTGGAAGGATTAGAGGAAGATAACGATCAGCTAATGATCGTGTTTTCCTATAGTTAGAGTTGTACACAGAATAACTTTGCTGTGCTGGGCCCTCTATGTCAGAGCTGGGGTCATCGGGGTTGTACCACCGGTAGTCAGACGTCCTTTGTCCTGTAGCGTAGTTAATAACCCATCCACCTTCTGTTGAATCTCCGTCAAAGTACTTGCCACCAATAACTCTCTCCAAGAGCATCTTTTGGAAGCCCTTTCCAATGTTTGCGGTGTTGTTTAGGAACAGTGTAAGTGAAGAGTTTTGCCAACTAACAGCGCCACCAGGAATCGTTAACTTCCAGTACTTAATTCCGGCGATTACCGTCGGCTCCCCTGCCTCGCAGATTAGGTAGTCATCCTCAGTTCCTGAGTACCCAGCTGAAGCCGCTCCGGTGCTGATTCCGTACAAGGCAACGCGAACCACCTCGTCCTGAGCGTTTTCAATAAAGTCGCCGTGCATTGAGAAGTACAAGCTTTCTCCGCGCAACACTGGGATAAGGTTGTCAATTGTTTTGAGATAAGACAATGATCCACCAGAAGCAGGATCTGGAGCGTACTGCCAATACTGTTCGTTGATCTCTTCGTTGAACTGCTCATCAGCATCGGCAAACTCGTCGTAGGGACTCAATGACGAGAACGGTGTACCACCTTCATATGTAGCAGTAACTGACGCACCAGAAGCTGGTCCGGCCTCAAATGTAGAAGTAAAGGTTGTGGTCTTAGGAGTACCACCAACTAGTGAACCTGCGGCACCACCAATGATGTTGGGGTCTTTAAGCATGTTGACACGCTGGGCGTAAATGTCAATTGCTGGGAATGTTCCTGATAGGTTAAAGCTTGCTTCAGATCCAGTCGCTGATTGAACAATCAAAGCAATACTTGCCGGTGTTCCTAGGGCGCGACGAATAAAACCAACACTGTGTAGAATGTTTCTAAGCTTTGCTGCCCCCAGCTCGTCTGACCGAATATCAACGGTTAGATCCTTTGCTAGTACGTCTAGGACTTCAGAGTGGGCTAGTAGAGGGTCTTTACAAGTTATCAAGTAATCAACTATTGTGCGTATGCGGTCCGCTTCAAAGCCAAACAACGAAATCATACGCTTCAGTGGTCCACCATTTCCGGTGTCCAAATCAGCATCCTGCAAACGGTAGTACTCAGGTATTTTGGCGTACATATCATCACTACACCCATAGTTATATGGAGGCAGTTCAGACAGGGTTGCTACACGATCGTAATAAACAGACCCAGATGTATTTTCGTATCTAACGAACATCGAGTAATAAGCCCACTTACCAGGCTGTACATAATGAGTAAGACTGTTTGTACTTGCTGTGTCTACGAGCAAAAGACCCTCAGCGATAGTCTGAGGTTCACCTAAGTCCGAGTAGACGATAAGTACTCTGGTTGGCTGGGGAGTTGGTGTGAGAACTGACACCAACTCAAGGTCCCAAGTAAGTCGTAGTTCATTGTAATCCATTACTTGGACTTCAAAGAATGCGATACCTGGACGTCGGCTACCTGGGACAGTCGGCTCTAAGAGAAGTGACGGCGGGGCTAGATCATCAGACTTTAGTTGAGTGTCCTCATCAGTCCTTACAACCAGGCCAACAGAGGCAGCCTCAGACCCAACCGGGTACTGCAAATATGTACCGAATACCGACGCCGAACCCGCTGATGCGGGTCCCGAATCGGATTCGTACTTTTGTATTGTAAAGGATTTACGAGCCATTTAGCACCTATGCCGTGATTCCGCCAACGGTAACCAGCGTTACATTTCCTTTTCTTACAAGCTCAACGTTGGAAGGGGCGGTTCCTGTTACTTCTAACGTTGCGTAATCAACCCCTTCAACTGAGTGAACAAGTCGGTATACGTCACCAATTCTGATGTCTTTACCAAACTCGACGGCCTCAATCGTAAACAACGAATCTATTACGCTTTGAACAACCCGCTTAACCGCCGCAGCCTCGTAGCCATTGGTTACATATATTGTTCCATTAATAGACTTTGGACGAAGAGTAATTGTTGACGGTGCGTCAACAACAATTCCCAACATAGATAGCTGCTGCAATGTTCCTTCTACAGTTGCAACGACTACTGGGTCAACAGCAATCGTTGTAGTTGAATACGAAACATAATCAGCGATGTACGGAATTGTGTATATCGCTACCGTAGATGTCAATGGGTTAAACGACGCTACTGCTTTGTAAACACCAGTTAGTTGTAGTGAAAGATCTACGTAGTCTTGTAGTGTTACCGCACGAGATTGTGTTTGAATAGCAGCCTTGATAGATCGTTTAATAGAATCCAAACTTTCTCCGTTACTACCACCAGTTCCTGATGAAGAACTAGAGATAGAAACTCCATTGGTTTGATTAAACTTAAATCCAAGAATCTTATTCTGTGCAATGTTTCCAGATTGCCCGTTAGTGGTGTCATAGCTAACGGTGATGCGTACTCCTACTGGGGGAACACGTCCACTAACTCGGTTACCGAACTGTACTGCGGTAAAGCCTTCAGGGGTCGTGTATACCGAGAACCCGCTGACGTTCGTGGGTACTGCGTTAATATTTTGCACCTTTGTCCACTCGGTACCCGTAACACCGTCTTCGTAAACAAACACTCGTACCGACGACGGAATTACCTGCGAGTTTGAAATGGTGTAAACCTGACCAACTTGACCTGTGGCGCTATTGGTAAGAGTTTCATCTGAATACTGTTTGCCCTCATAGGCAACAACGCTTCCGGTTTGGCCAGCCAGGATTGATACGTCCACAGAACTATAAAACTCATAGTTTGCATCCGAACCTTCACCAACAAATATTGTTCCACTTGGTATTGTCACCGATGCCGAGGAGGAGTTCGCCAAGAACACAGTTACGCGGGCGGGTGTACGGTTACGGGGTGTGTAATCAAACAGGTTAGCCAGGGCAAGAATGCTTTCCCGTTGAGACGCTGTTTCAATAAATGCCTCACCCGCAGCACGGTCAATGTAGTAATGCATGATGTCGCCCATGTAAGCCCACAGGTCTACAAGCAACATCGTAAAGTCAGACGGGTCGCGGTCAGTCCAGTCCGGTAGCACACGTTCGGCGCGGATCAGTAGATCTCGACGGATATTTTCATAGTCTCGACTAGAGAAGTCAAAGCCAGGTGTATTCAGCGGCATTACGGTCTCCTAGATGATGCTGTCTTCGGTAAGTTCTGATGGAACGGCTATGTTAAATTTTACAATCTGTGGTGAACCAATTGGTAATCTGTAAACTACTGTTACACCCAGTGTTGTCTCTGGTCTCCCATAAGACGCCACCGTGTCGGGTGGGGAAATTCTTATATCAAGTATACTCACTCGACTGATAGATTCTGATGTGTCCTGCTTAGCGTCGATAATAAAGTCCGCCAGGGCCAGCTCATCAATCATGTCAAACAGTAGGCGTCGGATACCAGATCCGTAACGATGGCGCATTACGCGTTCGTATTTATTGGTAGTTAGTACATCAATTATCTTTTGCTCAGCAATAACACTGGGTGAAGTGGTGATTGATGTCTTTCCACCAACAAAGTTAAAGGGAGTTTTTATCGCTCTCATAATTACACCTTAATTATGTAGTTAACTACAATGTACGGGGGCATTGTTTCAAGTGCGGTGCCGGAACCAGTATCTCCTGTGTTACCAGTGGCTGCACCACTGTTAGCTGTGTTCGATGCACCAACTGTTACGCTTACAGATACTGAGGCACTCCCAACTGCCACTGTGTGAGAGTGGGAATTATCAGTATTAACAGTAATGGTGTGGTTATGGGACCCTCCTGACAGAGTGTTTCCTGCGTTCTGTACCGGTGGGTTTCCTGAGTTTAGGAACAGGCTGTTTAGGGCACCTGGAGATGCTATTGCACCAGTCTGTAGGCCGTGGGTGTGGGAACCATCACTACCACTAGATGCCGTGTGGCTGTGAGAACCACCGGATGAAGATGCCGTGTGGCTGTGGTCGCTTCCAGTACCAGATGCTGAGTGCCCGTGGCTTATGGTATGCGTATGACTGTTTAGACCGTGGTTGTGTGCAGGTAAATTAGATACAGCAATAGATCTAGTTGTTGCACCACCCTGATTGTTAAGAGTATTAAATATAGTTACAGAAGAATCCCTACCTACAGGCACCCTTGCTTTTAAGTTTGGCACATTAAATGTAGTGCTACCGTTTCCTGCACCATACGCCGTACCAATAGCTGTAAACAGCGATGAATAAGTTGTTCTAGACACAGCAGCACCATCACACAAAAGCCACCCAGCTGGTACGGAGGCTCCCGCAAATTGCATTATAGATCCGGAAGGTACATACTGTATTTCTTCTGGAGGTGGCTCCTCCCCACCACCACCACCAGATTCTGTGATTACAGCAAGGTTGGGGTATACCATATACACGTTAGAAAACCTGTCGTCTTCTACCGCTACTACCACTTGGCTACCGACTATGGGAACCTGCCATGTACCACTTACAGCGGCTCGCCCTATTTTTGAAACAGGTATAACCTCAGTCATGCCAAGAACTGCTGGTATGCGTACCTGTATGTCTCCCGTGGTCGCGGAAGCAAAAGACACAACTGCTCTGTATAGATTCATTCCATCATACATATAGATCTACTGTCTGCCTTGATGCAACCCAACGCTCATCAACGTAGTCGCTTGTAGGAATACCACTAGCCAAGGTTGTTGGCGGTACTAAAAACTCCCCCGACAGATTAAAGTCTCTACCGATGTGCAGATCCGTGTAGTAACTAGTGTTACCAATTGTGTGTCGTACTTCGCGCACATACCAGAGACCTTCGAACTCCGCGTTGTAGCCCTCTACCGATACAACCCCACCAGGAACAATCCCAGCTCCTGCTGATATACGGGTTTTAACGTTGAAGGCAAAGTGTTTGCGACGCTCCGCCTCAATCAATTTCTGGCCTTCACCTATTGAAGTAGCGTTATCAACCAGAGTGCTTGTGTACAGTGGAGTCTCACCATAACCAGACCAGGATGGTACTCGGCCCTGTTCAGGATCTGAAACCATTACAATCCTACCGTTGTCGTCGATAGACGATATGCGATATTTATATGACTTTCCGTCAGTTGTAAGGTGCCCAAATGTCCCAGTCAGCTCAAGTATTCCCCCTGGCGTTGGGCCCGAGTAGCTAGTTTGCGGAACTAGTTTTTCGTAAGAGGGGCGACGACCGATGGCTAGGAATGGGTCCCAGATACTCATGTGGGTACCGTGGACTGTCATCGAGTACCCGTAGGTTTCGCCTAGCCTAACCAGAAACTCCCAATCAGATTCGTTTGCCTGTACAGCATTTCTTATAACAAATTCATCACGAACTACTGAAAGGCTAAACTTATATGAACTAGCTATTTCTTGTGCAATTTTGTATATTGTTGTTGATCCCCAAACACGGCTCTTGGTGCTCTTCATCGATACAGACGCACCAAAGCAAATTAATTTTGCCGATATAAATGTTGACTGGTTTACTATCGGGGCTGATGCCGAGTAAACAGGTTCAACGTACATAACGTAACCAACAAATTCTTGGGTCCTACCAGCGCCTGATGATATTAGAAATCTTACAGGTGCATCAATGTAGTCCGTGATTGCTTTTGACGGCATACCGTCAATATGCACGGTCAGTACGTCATGCCTATTTGCAGATAAGTCTAATTCAATATTATTTATTGAAAAATAATTAACTTCAACTCCTCCTATCTCCAGTGCTACTTTTGGAGATAAAGGACTTCCACTATTAAGAATCATGACGGTATGCGAATTACGGTTCCAACTGGGATTTCATCAGGCCATTCAACTTGAGGATTGATGTCGGCAATTTCCCAGTATCGAGTTGGGTCGTTAAACACGCGTGCGGCTATGCGAGGAAAGTTGTCGCCCTCCCTAGTTACGTACTGGTAATAGGTTGTTGACTTGTAATTGACACGGTCAGCTAGTCGTCCACCCTCAGTGACTCTGTATCTACTAGAAGATCTGTATACGCCCATCTTTACCTCATAGTCCAGGTATGCGTTCTGGTGTGATTTTTGGAATTTGGTCACTTATGCCATTAGTTATTGTTGTGTTTTCTGACGACCAATCAACATTAAACTTTTGATTTAAGTTAGAATTTCCACTAGCTGCAAATATAGATTTATATGAACTTGATATCTCTCCGGCACTCCCGTAAGAGACCCTAAGTGTTACAGACACTTCTACTACGTAAAAAGCACTCTTTACCCATCCGTCAACGTCTGTAGCATCCTCGTAATTGTGGATTACTAGGTTTTGCTTTGCTTTGTTGCTTAAATTTGAGTTTCCCTTTATTGTCCTACGCCTGATTCGCTCCTTCTTTACACCATCGCCGCTAGCTCCGTAGCCCCATTCATTGAACGACGAAGCAGATTCCGATCCAGAGTAACTACCAATCTTTTTTAGATTTGGATTAGTTGTGTAAGTTTTGTTAGTTATGTTTAACAAAGCCTGCGACTGCGTTAAAGCATCACTACTATTAATTCCACCGTACAGGTTTACAGACCAGTCGTAGCCAATGGTGAATGATCCACCCTCTTGGTACAGCTTTAGTATGTCGTCTTCATCGGCCCCTTCTCGGTACGTGGTTCCATCAGGTCTTTCAACTGTTCTTCCACCTTCAATTGGCTTTACTTTTGGAAATCCTAAATAAAAGTTTCTTTCATTTATATAATTATTAGGATTTTTACCCGCTTCGTCATTTACCACCAAAGTCCAAATAGGTAACGGATCTTTCTTGTTGTTTACAACCTGGTCCCAGTAGGACAAGTCATTACTCAACCCCCAAGAAGTGCCGATGCCAAATTCACGACCAGTGGTGCTAAGCGCTTTTAGAATTTCTGCTTTTTCAGATTCATCAGCCGCACGCTGATCAGCAATAGCCTTAGCAGCAGACTTGAAAGTGCGTGTAAGGAATGTATCTTGACGAGCAAAGCCAATGTACATAGCGCTCATGCTCATAGTTACACGGCACATTATTGGAACCATCTTTGTATTAAACTTTAAAAAGTCAACGTTCGTTCCAGTGATAAAACCGTCTAGCATAAACAAACTAGAAAACATAACTCTTACTGGGTTCGGCATCAACAATCCCCAGTTACCGTAGTTTGCTTCTAAAATTTCAGTAAGGTTTGTGTCGTCTATTGCACCAAGAGAACTTTGGGTTTCTGATTCCGTACTATCCGTATCAGCCGAATCTGATTCAGATCCACTCTCTGTATCGGAGGTGTCCCCAGGCTGTGTGCTGTTTTCCTTACCGTAGATATACTCAGCGCTGTTGACAAACGTTTTCTTTTGAAACTCTAACATCTCCTTAGAAAACCCTTGACCTATCACAGAATACAAAATTCTTAGATCAGCAAGAACGCCGATATCGTAAGGGTCGGTTTCTGCGTTTATATTTAGAGGATCAGCTGACGCATCTGAATCCGTTCCCCTTTCCATGGTGTCCGCGGTTCCTCCAGAACGATTCCCCCCGCCCATACCCTTTGATAGTTCGTGAGACCTATCAAACATAAGGTCAAATGTAAAGTTAACGGCAGCGCCTATTGGTTGAGATAGTTGTTCCGGTGTCTGCAACAAAGGAAGGTAAATATCTTCACGCATTGACACGCTTTGTCTAATTTCTTGTGGATTAAATTGAAAGTTGCAACGACTAATTGGGACGTTACCGAACTGAGGTTGTTCTAAGTTCCGTATGTACCCCCTGTGAATACGGTAATCACCATTTTGTAGGGTATCTTTACCTTTGTTAAATTTGCGCTGTAGCTCTGCTTGTGCATCAAGGAATCTAATACTGCGGTCAGGAAACAGGAACGGTGGGTTTTCTTTACCACCACCAGTAGGTCCCGCATCGCGCGCATCCTGAGACCAGTTGATGTTGAAGAACCCATCCTCACGGTAACCCATTAGCTTCTCCTCAACGAGTCCATCTCAATTTCCTTACGGATTAGAGATGCTACTTCTTTAGCGACCCTTTGTAGATCCTGTTGAGATCCACCGCCGCTCATTATTATGTTAGGACTTATATTAAAGGTGTGTCCGCTACTAATTGACATTGCAGCAGTTCCACCAGAACCTGACATCTGACCAAGTTGCGGAGGTCCACTAGGGTCACCACCACTTAATGAGGTTGGTATTTTCCTGGATTCAAGTACGTCACGAGCGGCATAATCTGGAGCCCACGCGTCAACCATCTTTTCAATCGCGGAAATGATGTCGTAGGGATTGTTTGTACTTGACTTTAGGGCCTTAATTACACCTTTACCGTGGGTCTTAATATGGTAAGCATTCATTTTAAGACCCTGCTCATAGTTGGCGAAGTTCTTAACAGTGTGGGAGTTAAAGTCTGTCCAACCATCTAGGTTGTCAGAACTTCCCATGGCAGATGCTGTTGGCTTACTGATTACCGCCAACGGGTTGTACTTGGCTGCAGTCCCCTCGGCAGCAATCCATGCAGATATTGCCTCCATGTTTGCCAGGGTTATTGGGGCTCCTACTTCACGCAAGAAGTCTTGAGCCCACTTAGCAATGTCCACCCCAGAGCGGGCCATGCCTCCGCCCTTGAAATCCTTAATGGAAACATAGGTTCCAGCTGAGGTGGTCACTCCACCCTTCATTGACTGTGACCCACCGCGTCGTATGCCCGCAACACCAGCACCAGATCCCTGACTTACACTCTTTGCCACATTTTCAGCAATTGATTTGTAACCAGTAATAGGTTCTGTTAGGGCGCTTCCAGATTCAGAATGGTCTAGAGACTCACCAAAGTTTGAGTCCGCCTCAAACGGTGCCGCGTCGCTTACCGAGTGACCCCACGTGGCACCTTCTTTTTCGTACATTGCGCGTGAGTTTGGTAACTCTTCTGGCTGTACGTGCCATGGCTCATTGTTTACGCCAGCAAAATGCTTGAGCCCATACTTGTGGGCGTTCTTAACTACCCAATCCAGATCCCCTGTAAGGTCAACGGCCAATCCAATTTCATGCATTGAACGGCCTGGGGGGGCTGCCGCAGCACCACTTACGTGCTCCCAGTAGGAACCCTCCCAATAGATGTTCTTCTTACCGTTTGAAGATGTTTCTCTATCTGTTTTGCGGTACCGGCTTAAGAACATTTGCCGCTGATCGGATGCGCTTCTTACGCCGTTACCAAACCCAACCTTCGGATTATCGGAGAGCATTTTTGAAATCCGCTCGCGCATCTTAGGGTGCAACTTTGTAAAGCTTGGATTTGTAGTTGCAGAACGCAAGTTGGGACTTGATGAACCACCAGAAGAGGACCCGTCGGGGTCACCCCCCATGCCAAATCCACCAGTTACCCCTTGGAATACCGAAGTTGCTATACGGTTCTGACCAACAAACCCGAGAATGCCCGACAGTTTGTCTTCAAGGGCACCAAATGCTTGAGTAAGCGTCTGAGTCTGCCGTTCTAGAGCAGCATAGTTGTCGACCTGACGGCGATAGAACTGCTCATCACGCTTTGTTTCAAGTCGTTGCGTCTCTTCTACTTGGGTAGCAAAGTTTTCCTCAATCCCCATAAGACGGCGAGCGCCTTCCTTACTAGGATCGTACATCCCCTTGCCACCCTTTTCTTTGTAGACAAGGTTTTGTTGGGCGTACTGAATTACCTGAGTCTGCATCTCAGGTGGAACACCCATTGAAGTTAGCTTGGCCCTAGTTACTGATCCAGGTAGCAGAGCACCCTTAACTATTTCTGGGTCTGTCAAACCAGCAGTTCTAACTAGGTTTTGCATGACACTCATCATGGAGTTCTGGCGACCACCAGGACCAATGAGACCGGTTCCGGTCATCATAAACATACGGTTAGCAACTGGTGCACTTGCCAATGACCCCATCATCCCTGTTACATCAGCAGTGCTCATTTGATATCCGCTGATAGTACGCATAGCCTCAACACTGGCAGCCTGTGGAAGGCCTTGAATACCAGTCTGGGATTCCATAGCCATTAGCTGGTTAATACCACCGGCACCAAGTCGGTAGTTAGTGAGGGGCATACGGTATTGAGAACTAACCTGAAGTTGGCTAAGTCCGGTCATCTGTTGGTACAAGACTGACATACGGTCTGCGTCCAACACACCCTCGCGGCCACGCGCAAACCGTGAGTTTGCAGCGTTAATACCCATGTTGATGCCGCCTAGTATTGCGGTACCGGCGGCGGCCATGCCGCCACCTTTCATAAACCCGCCAAGCATCTTAGTTCCGCCACCACTAGACACTCCGGTAATGGCAGCATCTGCAGCCCCACCCTTTGAGGTGCTGGCAACAATTGCTGCCTTTGCCTTGTCTATGCCGCCAACTACCTGGGTCTTTGCGCTAGTTGTGGTTACCCCCTCAGCAGCTGCAACACCGCCACCACCAAGGGCACTTGAGATATCCGCCTTTAGTTGCTTACCAATCTTGGCAAACTCATCAGAGATATCTTTAAGAAGGGGCTTAATAGCCGTACGAGCTTCGTCTATTGACTTCTTTATATCCCCGCCGCCGAAGGCACTCCGCATCTGGTCAACGCCAGTAAGGCCAAGGAATTGAGTTACATTAACTTCCTCTGCCATGGGACTCCTCCGTTACTGATTACGCCATTTTGCCATACGGAACCAGAAGTCCCGTTGGCGTACGGTCATAGACCGCAGGTCCGTCATGCTGAACCCTTTGTAAACAGAGGCTATTAGTTCGTATTCCCAATAAGTATACTTCAGATTAACTAAGTAAAAGTGAGATCCAGTCGATCCTGATAATCATTTCCTGATCACAGTGAGCGCACGGGACCTTCACCTCCTCAAGCTTTGGCCCCGCCTTCACATCGAGGACTGACTTAACCATCTTGTTGCGGTCGGCCACATTAAGTGACTTGGCCCACTTTTCAACATTTGCTGGCTGTTCCCCGTCATTCCAAACGGCACAACGAGAGATCATGTAGGTGTTCTGTTCAGATGAACTCTGGGCCTTCTTGCTAATTGAAGAGCTGTCACCCGTAGTGGGTACGCGTAGGCGTACAACGGTACCGTTACGCAGGACAACCTCAATTGGATCGCGAAGATTGACAGAGGGTTCCTGTATTGGGAAATCCTCTTCAAGATCTATGCTTACATCGTTATCCTTGTCGCAATGGGGGCAGGTAGCCTGAAAATCTTTAACCTGCCCGTAGGTGGCACGGATGACTCCCAGAAAGAGGATGTCACGATCACCGATCGAAATGTTATCCAAAGCGTTTGGGTTAGCTGTTATATCAACAGTACCGACCCTGTTCACTGTTCGCTTAAGGAGAAGAAGCATGTAATCGGAGTAGCTAATAGAGCCCTTGGCCTCCACCCCAGACATGTACTCCTCATCCTCACCGGTCATTTCACGGACTTCAGCCTCGGTCTGCCACATACCACTGACGGGGTCAACAAGTCCCCGCTGCATGCTTACGATTAGGCTTTCTGATGGGCGAAGTTCGGGTACAGGGTCTTTTATCGCGCTATTGAGCGCCGCTGCGTCGGATTGAGTACTCATTTTTCTCCTATTGATTTAATTATCAGCCACCGAGGCTAGCTAGTGAAGCTACTTCCTCCGGGCTCCAACCTACCACAAACCCCTCATGATGAACGGTTAGCTGCTGCACAACGATGCCACTGTCACCAGCGTTGAGGTCGCTGAGTGAGTAAGCGCCTGGCCAGCAGTTGAACAGCTTGAAACCAAAGCGGGCGTTTCCTAGCTGGAGGTTATTACCCTCTACTGATCCGGGGCTGTTGTACGAGCCAGCGGAAATCGGGTGATCGTAGACTTTAACCAGAATGTCGCATCGGTAGTCGTTGTCCGCACTGGTTGAGCCACCAGAGGCCTGGTTCCATGAGTGCAAGAACTGCTGCCACTTGTACATCTGTGACTGGTTTTCAAATACCCCGCGGCTAAAGGTCACTGGCGCGAAGTCAGACTGACCGATGAACTTATGCGGGTGGGTATTCATACCGCCTTCACGGTACCCAACCATCTCGTTCTGAACAGACAATCCGGACATGGCGGCAAAACCGATACGCGATAGTCCTTGGGTCAGGTTGTTCAGGGAACCAGCAGCGTTGATGGTTACCTGAAACTTAAAGTTGCGAATCGGATCGCTTTTAGCTGAACGTGCCATTTATGACTCCTCAGAGTGTCGACGCGGTGTTGGAACCGCCAGTCCATTGGCTGATATTGATAACGATGAATTCGGCTGGGTATTGAAGTGCTACACCAACCTCCATACGTACTTCCCCATTGTTTACAGTGGTTGGCGTGTTGTTCGTTTCGTCGCAAATTACATAGAAAGCTTCTGAGGCGTTAGCACCCTTAAGCCCGCCTGACCGCCAGAACTCGCTAAGTACAGCAGATGCAGTCATGTTCAGACGCGTCCACAGGCGATCATCGTTTGGTTCGAAGATTGCAAATGACGTTGCGTCTTTGAGACTCTGCTTCAAGTAGTTAAGCGAGCGGCGGATTGTGATGTACTTACCGGGCGTAACCTTGTCGAGGGTGCGGGCTCCGTTAACCACGATGCCAGCGCCAGGAACCGCCTTAAACAAGTTGATGCCATAACCATCGTACAGAGTTGCGGATTCTGCCGAGGTGAAGTTGGCTGTAAGGCCAAGGGCGTTGCGAACCTCGGCTGAGTAACCTGCTGGTGACTTAGCCACCGAGCGAGTGAAGTCAGTACGCACGTACACACCTGCAACTGCGCCACCCGGGTAGGTATTTCGGATTGCTCCTGGGCCAGACTTTGTTGGGTCGACCATCTTCAACATTGGGTAGTAGATAGCCCCGTACGAAGACGAGGTGTAACCACCAACTGTTCCTGCACCTATTGTGGTTACGTCAGTCGACGTGGTTGGATCGATAATTACGAACGAGTTGCCACGTGCCTCGGCTTTTGCTAGTAGAGCGTTAACAACGGTGCTACTGGTTTGACCAGGGGCGTTGAACAGAAGCACACCTTCAATTGGGTCAAAGCTCGCCAGGGCACTCACGTAGTGAGATGACTCTACAGGGTCTCCGTCCCTACCCTCTTCCAGGGTTGAGGGGTCAGTTTCAAATGCCCAGGCGGAGTTTGCTACAACACCTGAAGCAACGGTGACTGTTACGTACTTTGAGTAGGTATTAACAACTGTAGTTACGTAACGGTTGTTGGCTGGATCAGTTGACACCTCATTCCAGCGCTCTACCTCAACGTTGTCAAGCTTAACGACCAAACTAAACGTTGGCACAACGCTTGCAGTTGGCGAAACTGCACCAGCAACAGCAGTTACGGTAATGCCGTTACCCCATGCGCCCTCACTAGCTGCTGTAACGTTTAGAAGACCAGCAGAGGCAGCTCCGGTTCCGTTGGGGAAGTATGGAACTGTTCCAAACGACTTAGCGGCCAGTACGCCGTCACCAGCGGTGCGGAGTACACGAAGGATGTAAGCATCGCGGCCACCATTAGCAAAGTAGTGGTACACCGAATAACCAAGTTCGTGGTCAATAGAAATGTCACCAAAGGTTGACCGGAATGAGCTCCAGGAATTAATCAGAGTTGGCGTTAGCGGTCCACGGTCGGCTGTTCCGACAAACGCAGCAACAGCCTGTGAGTTATTGGCTCGTGACACGTTGCTGAGAAGTGGGGACTCACTTACGTATACACCTGGGTTTGAATATGTGGGCATTTAAAAGACCTCCGAGAACGGGGTGGTGAATACAGAGGGGCTCTGATTGTCTGCGTTTTTAATATTACCAACAACTGATGTAACTTGCTTGACCTGAACTAGATCAGAGGATGCTATTTCTGCAGACATATGTATAGTGTATATTTTTCTAAATATACGTTTACGATATGCTGCTTCTCCATCGAGTAAATCGCTGTTTACCCATGAGACCAAGTCGAACCTTCGTATAGTTCCATCTTCAGGAACTTCTATGAATCCACGTCTAAAGGGAACCACTCGACGCAACAACTTAGAGGTTAGTTGCCTATCGTGGAGGGCGCTGCGGGCATAGGTGGACACCTGGTAGATAAGTGTTACGGGAACAAAAGAGTCTGTACGCAAGTACTTGTCCGTACCTAGTTCTGCAGCCATTCCTGCAGCGTCTAGCTCAGACGGGTAGTAATCAATGTACGTTGGTGATGCTGATGCTCCAGCTACGGTATTTGAGTAGTAATAAGTTTGCTCGGAATGTTGGAGGGACCTGTTGTGCGAAAGCCCAACGTGTTCAATTGTAATGAACGGGTATTCCTTTTCCTTCTCCCCTTCTGGATACCGGAAGAACACTTTTGCAATTCGCTCAGCGTCCCTGTCATCCGATACAGCGATATTTGAAAATCGAGACTTTACGGCGGCATCCTCAGCCAGGAGGAACCCCGGATGACTCATAGCGACACCGTACCTTTAGTAACATTGTAATCTTCAGTAAACTCTGCGGAGTAGGTGCGCATCACCGCTACGGGGGGAGATTCTGGAGTCCCGTACTCAAGGGCCTCAGCTAACGCCATTTCCTCAGGGGTGCCCTGGGCGCTAACTACCACCTGGTTGTCTTCAGTAACAGTGGCCGTAAGTAGGCGCGATGCCGACCCCCATAGCTCAGGAGTCGACGCCTCCTCCCTGACACGGGCCGTGTACTTGCTGGCGGCTGCGGCGCGCATGAGTGGGGCAAGGAAGTTATTAGATACCGCCCCGTAGACCCCGACAGACCTAATAAGAGCGTCGGCCATAGAAGAACTGAAAGAGGATTGAGATGTAGGAGTAGCCTCGCTCATGGCTGTCCTCTCATAGTTCTAGGCAGTTGTAGTGTCCAACGCACGTTGAACACTATAAGTTTACCCTAAAGTGGGGAGCGTTGCAGGCCACGGATAGTTATCTACCCTGAGTATTTCAGGACCTGGATCATTAATAAATTCTTGATCTATAAAGAGTTCTTGACCAGAAACAAGAACAAACACGTCGTCACGTAGACGACCACGGACCCGATAATCGTACACGGAGTAATACCGTCCATCATATAAAAATATATCATTTAAGTGGTGTCGGTATTCCCAGGGTGCGTATAACCCAGCGTCTCGCATATCTTGAATGGACACAAATATGTCCATGTTTTGAGTTGGCTGTCTGGCCTCTGGTATAGACCTCTTTTGGTCCTCGGACTCAGAACCAAGAAGTATTGGTAGTGCTACTCCAGGCTTGTAGCTCCGTCCGCCAGAACCCGGCACACCTTCATCGTAAATATCATCGTAAATACTGTTTACAGATGCCGACCCAAGTGGCTCAAATTCATACCAAATAACCACTTCTCCGGCGACCTTGTGGTGCTTTCGGAAGTGCTTATTGATTAGACCTAGCTCGCGACGTACATCCATCAGTAGTAGGCAGTGGTGGTTTGCCCAGACCTGGGAGTAGTGTCAACGTAAACATCTTCTCGCAACTTGTCGTCTTGAATCTCTCGGTCAATTACACCCGAGTCAATATCTGGCCACAGGCGCTCCATCGGTGAGTAGTCACCGAACTCCTTGGGCTTATACAGCGGCACAAGGCGATTAGTGGTTCGTGAAGTGCGCCGCAAGCTGAATACTTCGATACGGTCAATACCAATATTAAGGGCTGTCGCGTGACGCTTGTACTCCCCCTCCCACTGCGCCAGTAGGGCCTGCACCATACGGAAACGCTGGCTAGCGGGAATGTGTACCGATTCTGAGGTAATCACGTCAATGTCGCGGCTGTACTCTGTAAGGAGGGCCCAGAGGCATTCAACAATCGCAGCGATACCTATTGCGTTGATTAGCATGTCTGACATCTCTTCAATGCCGACACCAAGATCCTTAAGGTGCTTCTCTAGGGCGCGTTGAGAATAAAAGGTCAGGTCAGCGGGGGTAACCCATTCGTAGTAATAACCTTCTACCAGTATTTTTGATCCACTGGATGGAATACTGGCTAGACGCATTACCCCGTTACGCTCGTCAATTGAATAAGCAGAAGTGCCCAGCTCAGTTGTAACCCCGCCAGATGTGTACGTCGCAATCCACATACTGTCCTTATCGATGTTTGTGTGACCTAGTTCGTAGGTGCGACCAGAAACATCAAAGGTTGTTTGAAAGAACTTAGGGAAGTCGCGCAAGTATGTTCGAGCGATTGTCTCTATGTCAGAAAAGGTAGCCACTTCAATATTTTACTACGAGTTTGGAAGTGTGTTTTGTCGTGGCTGGTTTATGCCTGGATGTGCATCTCGTAGTCTACGACTTGTTACGGATCGCTTTAGTATCAGAGTTAGTGCCCCAAGTCCAGTCGGCTTAGGCAAGTTACTCATGCGTACCTTATGTAGTATCTAACGTACATTGTACGTGGTTGGATGTTGACGGGAGTTGGGGATGCCTGTCCGGCAAACCCTGATTCAAGGTTTGTAGTTAGCGGGACATTAAAGGTGTGCTGGTGCGCCCCAGACGACGTCATGTTAACACTGGACCAGTTGGAGTACTTCTGGGCACCCATTGGACCAGCCGCAGTTTGTGGAGTACCACCACCTGGAGTATCAAACCCATCTCCAAAGTAGTTGCGAGTAAACACGTGACGGTGGTTACCACTTTCGTCGGTAGTAATACTTCCGTGTGCATGGTTGATGGTGTGGTTATGGCGGGGCATATTGCCCTCGGTGAGGGTCACACTGTTAGTGGTTTGCCCAACTGGTGTCGCCAGGGAACCGCCAGTTGTTGGAAGTCCGGCAAGATACATGCCACGAAGATCAGGTAGATAAAACCGTGTAGTTCCTGACTCCTGACCAAATGAGTAGTTAATGATCGGTGCCAGTGATGGGTACGCAACCGGGTCAAGGGGTGCGCCATTGCACTCAATCCATACCGCTGGGTTCGGGGGTGTCGGAAATAGCCAGGCGATTAGTGAGCCAATAGGCACTCCTGGATCAGCCTGGATATTGGCAAGTTCAACCCAGCTACTTTCGGTCCTCTTTACGTATACGCCAGAAGAACCAACACCTAGTGACCCAGTCTGTAGATAGAAATCGCCAACAGATCCCACCGTTGGCTGTGGTGCTACTGGACCACGGAATGGGATAGGTGTCTGAATGGTTTTGCGCTTATCGACAATCTCAGCTGAGGTGATACTGTTGCTAGCAAATCGATAGATCGTTGCAAGTACCACGTCGGTGTCAGGATCAAAGTAACTAAGTACGTTTAACCCCGCTGTCGACACAATGCGGCTTTTCGATTTTGGTAGAGCTGGGTTAACCGCAGACTCAATTCCGTACAAGCAAACCAGCGATGCGGTAGCCCCAGAAACACGAGCGATAACCATGTCGAACCGGGCTGTACTGGGAGGTGATGGGAGAGCCAGGTAGGTGTTTGGCTCAACCGCGTACACGGTGCCGTTGACGACAACCACACCGCCGGACACAGCGACAGCCGCGCCCTGCACGGTAGTGGGTGTAACAGCACACCCGCTAACAACTCCTGAGTTGGAGTTCCCTAATACTTCGAAGTCAATTGAATCCGGCTCAGACTGGTCCAGGGCAACGTACTTGTTGCCTGATGTGGTGTCTACTGCATTAGGGATTATGTAAGGCATCAGCCCACCTCAGAGGGTGTCGTAGATATTTCCAGAAGAACGAAGGTAATTAAAGAGGTCCTTGGGCAGCTTGTAACGCTTACCGTCTTCAAAGTTGTATGAAGTGCGGCCCCAGAACATCTTCCATGTGCCCTTAACGCGGGCATTTACAAGATTGGCATCGGCTGCCATTGCCACAACCGGCTCTTCTACAACCGGTGATCCGTAGACGACAACATCGTCGTCCTCGGCAACTTCTACGAATTCGGGATTTGTTTTACGGGACATTCCTAGCTCCTATTGGGTACATAAATGAAGATGGTGGGGGTGGTTACCCACCCCCACCATACTACATCATCCAGCCTCTGTGGCTCAGGAAATGGCACCACCGAGGGTGTTGAGGATGACTCGTGA